GCATCTGTCCGTCCCGTAGTCACATACTGGGTGCTGTTTGTATGGTCATTTATCCATGTATGGTTTGCATGGAACGCATGGCTTGCCGGTGCGCCAGCTGCTGAAGTGTTTAAAACCATGATGACCCCTGACTTTTCAGCTTTACTCTCGGGAACGATTAACTATTGGTTCCTCGATCGTACTCTCAAACAGCGTGGCATATGAACCTAGAGTTAGCCGCCGCTCTGTGCCGTCAGTTTGAGGGCTACCGCGCCAAGCCGTATTTATGTCCGGCTGGCGTAGCCACGATTGGCTATGGTTCTACCTACTACGCAGACAAACGCAAGGTAACTTTGGAAGATGCCCCGATGGATGAACCCACGGCACGGGCGCTTTTGATGATTGAGTTAGAACATACATACTTGCCCGGTGTACTGCGTAACTGCCCCGGCCTGATTACAGACGTTCGTAAGTGCAATGCCATCGTGGATTTTTGTTATAACTTGGGCACAGGACGCTTGCAGACTTCCACGTTAAAGAGGAAAATCAATGCCAATGATTGGGAAGGGGCAAAAGAACAATTGATGCTCTGGACTAAAGGTGGCGGTAAGGTACTGCCGGGTCTGTTTAAACGCCGCACGGCTGAGTGCGCTTTGTTGGATTAAGCGATGGCACTTAAAAAACTTGCATTGAAGCCGGGGGTTAACCGGGAGAACACTCGTTATACCAACGAAGGCGGCTGGTTTGAATCCGACAAGGTACGGTTTCGCCAAGGCACACCTGAAAAGTTGGGTGGCTGGGCACGTATTTCAGTGTCCACATTTTTAGGTGTATGCCGTTCACTGTGGAACTTCATTACCCTAGCCAACCTGAATCTGCTGGGTATTGGCACTAACCTAAAGTTCTACCTTGAAAATGGTGGCAACTACTACGACATTACACCTCTTAGGTCAGCAGCGGTACTGAGCAATCCTTTTAAAACGACTAACCTCTCTACCACTGTTACTGTGACGCACACGGCTCACGGTGCTTCAAATGGCGATTTTGTTAAGTTTAGCAATGCGGCCACGGTGGGTGGATTAGACCTGAATAATGAATATCAGCTTACCTTGGTTGATTCCAATTCATACACCATCACAGCAGCTACGGCAGCAACATCTACGGTAGCGGCTGGCGGCGGTACAACTGTCAGTGCTGTCTATCAAATCAACGTAGGTCTGGCTTATGAAACGCCGTTGACCGGCTGGGGTGCTGGCACTTGGGGCGCTGGAACATGGGGCTACGGCGGTACGTCTACCTCTGCTCTTCGTTTATGGAGCCAGTCTAACTTTGGTGAAGACTTAATTATCGGATTTCGTGGTGGCCCAATCTATTACTGGGATGCCAACTTTGGGGTGTCCCCAGCTACGTTTACAGTGACAATTGCCAGCCCTGCGGTGGTTACTTCTACCATTAGCTTGTTAGAAAACACTCCTGTCATCATTACCAACTCAGGCTATCCATCTGCCTTGCCTACAGGTCTATCTGTAGGAACAACGTATTACGTTAAAGGCACTGGCGGCACAACATTTAACTTGGCATTGACAGCTGGCGGAGTGGCAATAAACACATCTGGTACGCAATCTGGTACGCATTACATTATGCCTAACGCAGTTAATGTAACGTCTTTGTACGGCGCTTCTGATGTACCAACCATTCAGAACTTCATTTATGTATCTGATGTCAGCCGGTTTGTGTTTGCATTTGGCTGTAACGACTACGGCTCTAGCATTCAAGACCCCATGTTAATTCGTTGGGGGGATCAAGAATCTGTAGTTAACTGGACTCCATCGGCCACAAATCAAGCCGGTAGTGTCAGACTATCCCACGGCTCAAGCATCATTACAGCCATTCAAACCCGTCAAGAGATTGTGGTGTGGTCTGATGCCGCCGTGTATTCTCTCCAATACATTGGGCCGCCCGTAGTGTGGTCTAGCCAGTTGCTGGGTGACAACATTTCTATCTTGAGTCAAAACGCAGTAGCCCAAGCATCCGGCGTGGTTTACTGGATGGGCGTTGATAAGTTCTATATGTACGATGGTCGTATTAATACATTGAACTGCGACCTGCGTAAGTTCATCTATCAAGACATTAACTTAGGCCAAGGTCAGCAAGTATTTGCAAGTACCAATGAAGGCTTTAATGAGGTCTGGTTCTTCTATTGTTCGGCTAATAGCACAACAATTGACCGCTACGTCATTTATAACTACATAGAACCAAACCCAGCCGGTGGTAAAGGCATCTGGTACTACGGCACGATGGCACGAACAGCATGGCTTGATTCTGGTCTAAGGGATTACCCCATATCTGCCAATGTATTAAATATCAGCACATCTACAAGCAACATCTTGAACCAAGAGTATGGTTTGGATAACAATGAAACCGGTACGCCAGTAGGTATTGATTCTTACATCTCTTCATGTGAGTTTGACATTGATGATGGTGACAAGTTTGGCTTTGTCTGGAGAATGTTGCCTGACTTGACGTTCTCTGGGTCAGATGCTTCTCCTACACCCGAAGTTGTTTACACGCTGTATCCAATGCAAAACTCTGGCTCCGGCACGGGTACGGCTGTAACAGGTAATGTGGATAAATTAACAGGCGCGTCTTATACGGTTACTGAAGGCTTTACGGGTCAAATCAATACCCGTGTGCGGGGCCGTCAGCTTATCCTGAAGGTTGGCTCTACCAATCTAGGAACAGCATGGCAGTTGGGTTCTACCCGTATTGACATCAGACCGGACGGCAGACGATGAGCTACATCATTACGTCTGACTTTGAATTAAACAAGGTAGCCGCGCCTAACTTGCCGCTGGCTCCACGGGAGTATGACGCTCAATATATTGACCAGTTAAACAATGTATTTCGTCTGTATTTTAACAGGCTGGATGCGTTAACCACGCAGTTGATGGCCTCTGGCGTAGTGCCACCTTTAACAAACTACACGGTGGCTACGCTACCCAGCGCAGTCACTTCAGGCAAGGGCGCAAGGTCTTTTGTAACAGATGCTTTAGGCCCAACATTTGGGGCTACCGTTGCGACTGGCGGGGCAGTGGCTGTGCCCGTGTATTCTGATGGCACAAATTGGAAGGTCGGATAATGGCAATTGATTATTTTGCCCAACAATTTGGCAAAGATGAATTTGAAGGTAGTGGCAGAGAAGGAATTGCGTCTCTCCCAGTGCTTCCCGCTAGTGTTGCAGGGATGACTGAGACTGATCTGGCTAATTTATATAATAGTCAATTAAACGCTGGATTTAACGATGCTCAAATTAGAGCCGCCGCTAATTCAATTTATGGAACTCAAGGGGATACCGATTGGAATTACCTTACCAATCTTGCATCATCATTAAACACTGCTAGTGCCCCAGTTGTAACGTCTGCCCCAATAGTTACGTCTGCTCCAGTTGTAACGTCTGCCCCAATAGTTACATCTGCTCCAGTTGTAACGTCTGCTCCTGTTACAACATCTGTTCCTGCAACTACGCAAGCTCCAGTTACAACAGCTAGTCCATATGATGCAATTAGCCAAGCATGGCTTAGCGGTAACTATGGCGCAACAGCGTCGCTAATAGCTTCTGCGGGTTTGACACCTGCACAAATTAAAGCCTACTATGGTTTAGATGATGCAACGATGGACTACGTGATGGGCACTGGGGTATTTGCTCCTGCAACAACGCTTGCTCCTACAACTACATTAGCTCCTGTTACAACACTTGCTCCTACAACTACTTTAGCGCCTGTAACAACTTCCACTCCTACAACTACAGCAGTTGGTATAGCCACGCTTACAACTACTCCAGCGCCTACAACTACCGCTGCGCCTATAGTTACAAAAGTAGTTAACTACGGCGGAAAAAACTATAACGTTGATACTTCTACAGTTAGCAATCTTACAAATCAAATTTTGTCGCAAAACCTGACATCTAAATGGTCAGGTGAAGGTTTTGGTTCTGCACAAGCAAATGCTGCTGATATGGCAAGTATTTTGGCTAGTATTGGTGTTACTGACATCAAACAATTTGGGCAATTTACAAAACAAGTTCCAACATACGATGACGACGGTAATGAAACTGGGACTCAAACTATAACGGTATATGGTAATAAAGTAACAGGTCAAGAAGTACCTAATACATATAGTGAACGTCAAACAGGAAATGCTTGGGGTGGCACGTTTGCTGGCGCTGGTAATACTGGGTATCGCGTGCAGTTTGCTGCTGATGGTACGCCAATTTTTTACACCACAAAAGCTTCTTCAAATGACCTAGCAAATCTTTTGCAAGACCTTGGGCCTATTGGTCAAATTGGTTTGGCTTTGGCTACTGGCGGTTTGTCTATACCAGAGCAAATTGCGGCTCAGTTTGCAGTAAAAGTATTGAGTGGCGCTGACATAGAAAGTGCCATAAAAGGCGCGGTTGCATCTTTTGCGGGATCTCAAATACCCGGTTTAGATATGATGAAGGATGCTACGGCATACTTAAATGGTATTGACCCAACTGGAGTTCTTGCCAAATCATTTACTGGCGCGGCAGTGGGGGCAACTACTGGCGTTATTACTGGACAAGATTTATTGACATCAGCCACAGCGGGTGCAGCAAGTGGTGGTTACTCAGGCGCGGCTGATGCAATTCTTAATCAGTTTGATACATCAGGTTTAACTGCGGCACAAAAAGGCGCATTAAAAAATACAGTTACAGGCGTAATTTCTGGCAAGCCACTTGACCAGACTTTGATGAATACCGTAACTGGACTTGTAAATTCTGAAATCAATAAAACTAAAACACCTACTGTTACTACAAAAGTAGGCGCGGCTGATGATGATATCAATAATCCTGTGATTGCAATGGATGCTGATGGACATCCTGTACGTCTAAACGATATCAATACATTGTTTGCAGGAACTTCAGCTGCTACTGATTACGCTGCGCAAGCGCAAACAATTCTTAATAGCTATGACACTGCGGGATTGGCAGCTGTAGCTGCTCCCGCATCTAGCGCAACTGCGGCAACCAATGCTCCACTGCTTCGTCTTGTGCAAGCTGCGGCAAATGACCCTAATTACGCATCAAAGCTTAGTGCTTTAGAAAGTGTATTGGCAAAATCTGGTACTTCAATTGCCCAATTAGTACGTACAGGCATTTCAATTGCAGGGGCAAATCCGTTAAACCCATTAAATTTTTTAACGTATACCGGCAACATAGATACAAATGAAGACGCAACTCTTAAGCGTTTGCGTGAATCTGGGCTAATTACATTAGACGATTTAAAAGCTTCTCCCATCACAACTTTATCTCCAGCTTCAGCTACAACTAAAGCTCCAGCCCCAGCTACTACGCTTGCGCCTGTAACAACTAAATACGTTGTTCAGCCAGAAGACTACACTGACACAGGTGAAGAAGTTCAGGACTGGCAGAACTTTGTACCTCCTACAATTGATCCACGCATTACGCAAGCTCCGCCAGCAACAACTCTTGCTCCAGAGACTACTGCACCCCCTGCTACTACAGCGCCTCCTGCTACGACTGCGGCTCCTGTAACAACAGCTAAACCTTTTACGATTGATGACCCAACTACTTGGCCTGATCCAATAGATGTGCCCGGGTTTGATCCATTAAAACCATCTACATATCCTGCGACTACTAAAGCTCCAGCCACAACTTTGGCTCCAGCCACAACTTTGTCTCCTTCAACAACCAGACCTTTTAAAATAGAAGACCCAACTACTTGGCCTGATCCAATAGATGTGCCCGGGTTTGACCCGTTAAAGCCTGATACATATCCAGCTACAACACTCGCACCTAAGACTACGCTTGCACCTGCAACAACACAAGCTCCGGCTACTACTCTTGCGCCTAAGACAACGCTTAGACCGGTCACTACTCTTGCGCCTGCAACAACTTTGGCTCCTGAGACTACCCTTGAGCCAGCCACTACACTTGCGCCTAAAACTACGCTTGCGCCTGAAACTACCCTTGAGCCAGCTACAACATTGGCTCCTAAGACAACCTTTGAGCCAGCTACAACACTTGTGCCTAAAACAACTTTGGCTCCTGAAACTACTCTTAAGCCCGAAACCACGTTAGCTCCCAAAACTACGCTTGCTCCTGAAACAACGCTTAAGCCTGAAACTACGTTAGCTCCCAAAACTACGCTTGCTCCTGAAACGACGCTCAAGCCAGCTACTACACTTGCGCCTCCAACTACGACGGCTGCGCCACCAACGACAACAATTAAACCTACAACAACCGTACCACCTACGACTGTTCCGGGAACTACAGTACCGCCCACAACCGTACCGCCCACAACCGTACCGCCCACAACGATACCGCCTACAACTGTTCCTGTAACTACAGTACCGCCTACAACTGCGCCCCCCACAACGCTACCACCTACAACTACACCTGCGCCTACTACAACTAAAGTAGTTGTAACAACCACTGCCGCGCCTGCAACAACTAAAGCAAGTGGACAAAATTTAGGCTTAAACTTTCCACAAGTGCAGCAAGCGCTTGCCGCTGCTGGTATTCCAAATCTTGCAAATGTCTTCTATTACGGCAAAGAGTTTGGATCTAAAAAGCAAAAGATCAATGAAAAAGGTGAGTTGGAGCAAGACGAGTACAAACCACTGAGCGTG